GCTGGCGGGCGGGGAACCGGTGCTGAAAACGGCGGATGAGCAGTTGCAGCAACCTCGGGACATCCACGGTGATCCGATCTTCTCGGATGTGATGGGCCTGCCGAACCGGCCGAAGCCAACCGTCGCTCACCTGCGCGCGATGGTCGCGCACGTCACGCCGTCGGAGCTGTGGGGCGAGGAGCACGACAATGGCCGGCCCTTAAGTCCCCGCGAGATCGAACGGCGACGGATAGCCCGGCAAGAATATCTGAGGTCGCATCCCGAAGAAGAAGGGCAGGAGTGACCGACCTGCTGGCCTTCTTCGGGCTGCTGGTCGTCGCCGTTCCCGCGATCTTAGGTCTTGCCCTCCTTGGCATTATGTGGCGCGCGTGGTGGCTCTATCCGACGTGGGCGTGGTTTGTCGTGCCGCTTGGCGGGCGCGCGATTCCCTTCTGGTCCTTTGCCGCGCTCCTGTTCCTGGCGCAGATCGCCACGCATGCGACGGACGACAAGAAAGACGACAGGCCGATGGATTGGGCGAAGCTGGCCATCGGCCTGCTCTGGCCGATGGTGGCGTGGGTCCTGCTGCGCTGGATGCGCCCCTAGTACAGCTTCTTGCGCTCGGCGACCATCCGCAGGCTTTTCCGGAGGCGGCTGAGGGGGCGATGCGTGTTGTGCCAGGTCGTGTGCGCGCCGCGGCTGAAAGTTTTTTGCAGATTCGCGGGCGCGTTATTGGCTTTGTTTTCGTCGGCGTGGTGCACGAGCTCGCCCGGTTGGGCCTGGGCGATGGTCCGATGCTGATCGCTTGGGCGGTCACGCACGGGGATGCTCGATGACCTCGCGCGCGAATTTCACCAGCGCGTCTTGCGCGGCCTCCAGGTCCAACCAGAGTCGTTTCTCGTAGCCGTCTGTTCCCACGGCTTGCGTCCAGAGTCGATGGAGCGCGAGATGCACGCGGACACGCAAGGCCTCAGATTCAACGAGGGCGTCCACCTGTCCGCGCGTCAAGAGGTCCGGCATTAGACGGGCGGACCCTGATACAGACGCGCCGCGTCCGCGAGTTCGCGCAAGCTCGCGAGCAACACGGACAACGCCGACGCGGGAAACCGAATAGACGGCCCGAAGGCGAGATCCGCACTTTCGCGCGTCCAGATGATGATCTCGTCACCACGCGGATTATGAACCATGGTGAATTCCGGCGTGACAACCATCGGGTCCGCCATCAGATCGGCGCGCCGTCAGGCGCGTCCTCATGTTTCGATTTCGACAGCTTCGGCTGGGCTTCGCGAAGCTGCCACGCCCACTCCGTGAGGCATCCGACCGAACAGAGGGACCATGCCCACGGGTGAGGCCCGTCCACGCGATAATCGAAATCGTCGGCGTGGAGCAGGCGCACAAGACTAAACCCAAACGCCTCCGGCATCGGGCGACCACACGTGGCGCACAGCGCCGCCTCCATGTGTTGAGCGTGGGGCCTCTGCCCGAGAAAGTCAAGGCCCCGACCCCTAGTGTGTGCTAAGGTTGAACACGCAGCCGTCCAACTTTATGGCCGATCCGCCCGGCGATACCTCGTCTGGCTTCTCCGCCGCCGACCGGGCGGCGTTTGCCCGCGGGCTCGTCAAAACCGCCCCGAAACTCCCGCATCGACCCCTGAAAGACCGCACGCTCCGGAAACGCGCCCTCACGATCCTCGCCCTAAAACTCGACGGGAAGACCACCGCCGAAATCGGGGAGGTGATGCACCTCAAGCCGGCGACCGTGAACCTGTACCTCCGCGATGCCGGGAAACGCAAACTCATCACCAGTCAACAACTCCTCGATGCGCGCGATCGGATCGACTACGTCATGGTGACCAAAGCCCTGAACCGCATCGAAACGGCGCTGGATAGTCCGGACGCCGACCGCGCGGAAGCGATGAGCCTCCAGGTCGCGAAAGAGACGATCTTCAAATCCTACGATCAGCAGAACGCCCCCGCCCAATCGCCCACAAACGTCCTCGCCATCAAAATCGAAACGAGTGGACCGGTCACGGCGATCCGAGAGGGCAGTGGAGGCGGCACGCCGCGCTTCTTAGAAGGAGAGACCACCGAATGACCGCGCCAGCGGCGGCGCTCACCGCCCAGGACATCATCCGGCGACTGTTGGGGTTTCGCTGGAACGATCGCGGCTATGGGCAACTGGCGTGCAAGTCCTGCGGGGCGCTGGCGAGCGAGCATTACGACGAAGCCGGCAGCCATCTCAAGCGCATCGATCAGTGTTCGCGCTCCTGCCCGTGGCGTCAGGCTGAAGAATTTCTCGAACAGGACACGCCCTGAATAAAAGATTACCCCCGGGTTGCGGCCTCGACATTCACGAGCCCTTGCTCGCGAATCCCTATCAGCTCGCATTCCAAGCCGCCCGACGCCTGAGATTTTGCACCGGCTGCAAGACGATCGGATCGATGGCCGAAGGCGCCGGCGTGTTCGTGTGTCCGACCTGCCGGCGCACGCACGACTCGACGATCACCGCGCCGCGCCAATTTCAATCCCTGCATCTCCGGGCCGGTCGCCAGAGTGGAAAATCCAAAGGCGGCGCCCATGCCGTCCGCGAAGAACTCCTCGTCCCCAATTCCCGCTGGTGGGTCTGTGGACCGACCTTCAAAGTCCTCCACGATTCCACGATGCCGACCTTGCTCCGGTTGATTCCCCCGGACTGGGTCAAGAACTGGAACCAAGACAACCTCGAATTGATTCTCATCAACAACGCCGTGGCGCAGATGCGCTCGCTCGACGACCCGGAACGCGGACGCGGGCCCCACTTGGACGGCGTGTGGCTCGATGAATGCGCCAAGATTCTCGAGCGCGCGTGGCACGTCTTAAGTCCCTCCCTCGTCACCCGGGCCGGGGTCGTGATTTCGACCACCTCCCCGGCCGGATTCGATTGGAGCTATCACACGTTCTACAAGCCGGCGGTCCTCGACAAACGCCCAGGCTTCTGGGCGATGAAATTCAAGACGATCGATTCCCCGATTTTCACCGAACGCCCCGATGCGCGCGCGCAAATCGACCTCGCGCGGGCCACCTTACCACCGGATGTGTTCGCGGCGGAATACGAGGGCGAAGATGTCACGTTCACGGGGGCGATCTATGGCCAACTCGTCACGCAGCAGACGATTCACACGCTCGAAGAGTTGAAGAAACGTATTCCCGAGTGGCCGGACATCGACCCATCCCGCCCGATCGTGATTGGGTTGGATTCCGGTGCCGATCACCCGTTTGGCGCGACCAAAATGGTGGTGACGCCGAGCGGCCTCATCGTCATTGATGAATATCTCGCGCGGCATCAGGCCCTGTCGGTCCATTTTACGGCGATTTGTCAGCAGTTTCACGTCGGCCCGGGCTCGCCGCATCGCGATGTGACGTGGGCCGCCAATAAAAACGAGGCGCAACTCCGGCTCGAATTTGGCTTGCGCGGGATCGGACTGGTCAAGGCCGAAAACAAGCACGCGATCGGGATCCAGCGCGTCCAATCGTGGTTGCACGCGAAACAGCTCTGGTTTGTGATCTTTCTGGTGCCCAAAACAGTCGCGCAAATGCTCGCGTACCGCTATGCCGACAATTACAGCGTTGACGGCCAGAAGCGGCAGACCGAAGAAGTCTTCAAAAAGGACGACGAACTCTGCGACGACGTCCGCTATAGCGCGATGGCTTGGCCTGAACTGCCGTCGGTCGGTCCCGTGGATGTGCAAGCGCGCGAACGCTGGGACCGCTTGGACGATCGGACGAAGCTGGATATTCAGCGCGTGCGTGACTTCAACGCGAAAGATAAGAGCGTGGATCTCGAGGTGGGCGATGAAGGGTTCCCGATTGGGGATTTTTTCGGGCCGGGCGCGCAGGAAGGATTCTGGTGATGTGGATCAGTCGTGCAGCATTTGACACCGTGAATAACGAGCGACGTGATGCGCTGCATGAACGCGCGACGCTGTATGCGGAACTCAATCAGGCGCTCGCGGAAAATCGCACACTGCGCGAACAACACGCCCGCGATGTCGTGTTTGCCGATTGGGCCAGGGTTCGCATCAATCACGTCGAGCGCCAATTCGCGTCCGTGCTCTACAGTAAGACCGGCATCGAACTGCCCATGCCGAAAATCGAAGCTGCGCCCACCGAACAGGCGAATCCGAACATGCTCCCCGATTTCGGGCATGTCGAGGACGACGACCCGGCGTTCAAAGCGCATCCCGACTGGTTTACGACGGGACCGGAACCCTTCCCACTCGAAGAAAGCCAGAAGTAAATGGACTACGCCATGTTTCTACGTGAACTCACACTGACGCCGCGCGATTGGTTCCTCAATCACGACGGGGCCATTCGCTATGCTGGGCCGCCTCAACTCGGAGAATGTCCAGCGGATAGGTATCCCATGTGTCCACTCAATCGATTGCGTCATCTCCATCACTTCGCGGCGAACGAATGGTCGACCATCGCTCTGGCGGCCGACCATGCGTTTGAGAGGCTCGACACACGTTTCCACCGAATCAGACGCGACCTCCTGACGGCGTGCGGACTGACGGAATAGAAGCACGTATTTATGATTCACACCATGGTGTTGAGCGCGGTCGTGGGTGCCGGCGTGGCGCTGGTGCTCAATGTGGGGCCGATCGTGTTCATTGCGAGCGATCTGCTCGCCCAGTATCGCCGCCACCGATGGAAGCGCGCGCATCCGTACAGGCCCAATCCGGCGGATCTCGCAGCCGCTCGTGCGGCGGGGATCATCACTGGCGTGCCGGGCGAGATCGTGCGCTATCACCCAAGCACGCGGCGCCCGGGATAATCCATGGCCTTTCCGCCAGGCACGGCCGGCCCCTCCGGATCGTCGCTGAGCAGCGGCTCACTGCCGGCGGCGGGTGGCTTGCCGTGGAAAACGTCCAGCACCACCGGTCCACAAACGCCCACGACGACCGGCGGGTTCGATGACGCCGCGCTCCTGGACCTCTGGACCAAGGCCAAGCGCGAAGCCTTCGACCAACGCTGGATCTTTGAGCGCCAGTGGATTAGGAATATTTATTACGTGCTCGGCCGACAGTGGATTCAATACAACAGTCGCATGGGGGAATGGACCGATAAGCGGATGGCGAAGTGGATCCCCCGCCCGGTCAATCACGATCTCAAAATCGGCGTCCAGTCCATCCGCGCGATGCTCACCGCCACCAAACCCGGCGTGAATGTCCGGCACAATGGCCACGCGCCGGAAAATGTCACGGCCGCGGCGACCGCCGATGAACTCGCGCCCTTGCTCCATGACGAGCACAACATGGATCAGGTGCTGAAAGACTTCGATTACTGGCTGACCGTCTGCGGCAATGCGTGGTTCTACACGTACTGGGACCAGGATCCGAAATATGGCACGGTCACGGTCAACCAAGAGCAATGTCTCGGCTGCGGGACCGTCACCGGCTCCGATCAACTCGCCGGGGCGCAACCGGTCTGCCCGCAGTGTCAGGGCACGTCGTTCACCCCCGCCCTCGATCCGGTGACGCAGCAACCGCTCTCGGACCTCAAACCCGTCGGCCGAGGGCAAACCCGCGCGCTCTCGCCGCTCGAAATTGCCTTCGCCCCCACCTATGCCCGCTTTAGCGATGTGCCGCGCGTCATCCTGCTGCGCTGGCGCGCCCGGAGCTATTACGAGAATTCCGAGACCCTCAGCAAGCTGATGCAGGGCTACCCGTGGCAGAAAACGCCGAACGACCGCACGATGCAGATTTTCAAAGCGTTGCCCCTGCAAAACGATCTCGGGATGACGCCGTTTGGCTGGACCGGGACCTCGAGTAGCACGGAAGAAGAGGGCACGACCGAATACGAACTCTGGCAACAACCCGATGACGCCTACCCGGACGGCCTCGTCATGCGGATTGTGGGCGATGCGAATCCGAAGATCCTCCGCCTGGAGGACGAATCCCTCCCGGGGCCGATGCCGTACAAAGATGCCGCTGGGCGCCCGCTCTGGCCGTTTCAGCACGCGGCGTATGAGCATGTCGGGGGCCGGGCGCTGGGATCCGGCGCACTCGATCCGGTCATCGATAAGCACAATCAACTGAATCAACTCGACTCGATGTTTCAGATGATCGTGAACCGCGTCGCCAACCCGTATTGGGTCGTCACGAAAGGCACGGAAATCGAAAAACTCACCGGGGAACCTGGCCTCGTCGTGAAGTGGGATTCCTTGACGGCCGGTGGACAAGGCAAACCCGAACGGGTCCCTGGGACGATGCCAGGCGCGGAACTCTTTACCCTCCGCGAGCTCTACAAAAAAGACATCCAAGACGGCATGGGCACGTACGACATTCTGAAGGGCGATCGGCCCTCGGATGTGTCCGCGTTCAGCGCCATGCAGCTCCTGGTGGAGCAATCCCAGTCCCGATTCGCGAGTACGTTTGAATCGCGGGGGCAGGCCTATAAAGGCTGGTATCAGGTGGCGCTCGAATTGGAGCGCGCGTGGGGACCCGCCGAACGCACGCAAGCGATTCTCACCTCGTCGCGCGGGTACACGTTTCAAAACTTCAAAAAGACGCAGCTGCAAGGCTCCGTGACGATTGTCGTCGAAGCCGGAAGCAATCAGCCCAAAACCGCGCTCGGCCGCCGGGCCTCGATCGAACACGCCGCGCAGTTGAAAGTCATCAATCCGCAGAATCCCGAAACGCAACAAGCGATCCTCGCGAGTTTCGGCCTCAATGATTTGATGCCGGGCCTCGAGGCGAACGTCCAAGCCGCGCTCGAAAAGCAGCAGGCGTTTGAGGACTGGATGGCCGACCCGAAGGCGGTCCAAGATTCGATGATGCAACTTGATCAGGCCGTCCAGCAATTCCAGCAGCAAGCCGCCCAAGCGATGCAGCAACATCAACAGCAAGCGATGCAGATGCCGCTCGGACAACCCGTCCCTCCGGTGGATCTGCCGCCGCCCCCGTCCCCGCTGATGTTTACGCCGCTCAAATGGCGCCCCTGGTACAACGCGCCGATTCACCTCCAGGAATTTCTGAAGTGGGCGAATTCCGATCGCATCCGGGAACTCCTGCGCGCGAAACCGCAAGCCGAAAAGCTCCTCGAACAGCATTTGACGGAACTGCATCAAGCCGTCGGGCAAGGGGGCGCGGGGAAACCACCCTCGACGTCGATCGCGTTCAAAGATTTGCCCGCCGATGGCCAGGGCCAGCTCGCGCAGCAAGCCGGGATCACCTTGTCCCCGGCGGATCTGGCCGCGATGCCCAAGCCGCCCCTGCAGCCGCCGAACGGGAAACCTGGCGGGGCCTCGATGACGATGGCGAACAGTAACCGGAATTCCACAACAACCGGGATTGTCCCGCATGGGCTCGGGCAGGGGAGTCAGAACGCCGGCCCGCGATGACGATCGCGCCGTGGTTGCTCGTGACACGGGCCCAACTCAAACAAGGGTGGGTCGAAAAGAACGGCCAGTGGCTGATTCCGCGTGAGTACGTCGTCATTCGCGACTTTGGCGATGGTACGGTGGCGGTGCGGAATCCTGAGCTGGAAATCGCCGAGAAGACATTGAAGTCGGTGCCGCGGTAGATGCTGGTGCTCTTGATCGATGGGGTCGGCCATGTGCGGGAATACGAGGTGTCGGATCTGGTGCCGGTGATGCTGATCCCGATGCCGGATGAGCCGGTCGAAGTCTGGGCCGGTGAGCCGGAAGATCGCCCACCGTTGTCGTTTCATCGCGCCAGATTTGAACGCACCGATGAGGAATCATGGCCGCCCGTCTATCGCTTGAAACCATGAAGCTGGACGCGACGCGGACCACGACCGGGCGTCCCTTGCGGGCGGAAGCCGTCAGCGTGGTCACGAATACCAGAATGAGTCCCGCGGAACGGGAGCGCGTGAAGCTCGCCGCGAAGGCGAATCACCAGACGGTGAGTCAATTTACGCGAGACGTGCTCTTGGATGCGGCGGAAGAATGTTTGGAAATATTGCCTACTGAGACTCGTTCGCGCGCTTGAATTTGTTCGTGAACACGTCGAACCACTCGCGTTGCGCCTTCTTTTCGTCGTCACTCCAGAGGCTCAGTACAAAATCGCGGGTGCAGCGGCGGAGCTCATCTTCAAGGATCGGCTGAATCCATGCCTTGTCCATGAGACAGGCATCCACCGCACGTTGAATGTCCCCGAGGTGCTCATAGGCGACGTGCTGGCCGAGCTTCTCGATCGCGTGTTCGAGCGCTCTCGCGCCCACCTGCGCGAGCAGATCTTCGTTGATATCCATCGAAAATCGCCGCCCAACCATTGGCGTTTGAGTGCTTGAGACATGGACATCGTCCTCGCCAATCCAACCCGTCTTGCGTGGCATCGGTACGCGTAATCGGTCAGCCATGGCCCTCATTCTACGCCTTTCGTAAGACACCCGCCGTCCGACCCCTCACGCTCAGTGGCACACCCATGCCACCGATCCCGGCGCTCACCGGGTCACCAACGGAGTAACCGGATGGCCGAAGACACCGCCGTCGTCGAATCTCCAGCCGCGCCAGCTCAGCCGAGTGCGCCCGCCGCGCCCGCGTCTCCTCAGGGCCCCAGCCCTGTTCAATCTGGGAGTAGAGACACCGGGCCGGATAAAGGCTTGCTCGCGGATCTCCAGCGCGAACGCCAGCAACGGCAGCAGCTCCAGCAGCAATTCGAGCAACACCGTCAGCAGGCCCAGCAGTGGCAAGCGCAGCTCGAGGAACGCAATCGCCAGATCCAAGCCTTGACCGGCGCGAGAACGCCGTCGCCCGATCAGGCCCAGGAAGAGGAAGTACGGGCGCGGTTCGCTCAGCTTTTTCCAGGACTCGCGAAGCTCAGCGATCAGCAAATCGAGAAAATCATCGCGCTCTCCGACTCGAGCCAGAGCCTCGAGCAGACCACGCAGCATTACTGGCGACAACATGCGACGGGGATGCTCACCGATCTGGCCTCAGCCGTGGGCGATGAACTCGGGGGCGATCTGACCGATCGGCAGAAAGCGGCGCTCGTGGCGAGTTACATCCGGAACGCGGAACAGGATCCGGACTTTCTCGCGCGGCATGAAGCCGGAGACCAGAAGCTGATCCAGGAATTCGCGAAAGCCTGGGTCGAGGATTGGTTCGAGCCGGCCCGCAGACGCGTGACCCAAACCGCCGTCGGCCAGCAGCGAAGAGTCCCGAACGGGCGGGCGACGCAGCCGGTGACGACTGGCAAAACCAAAATCGATTTCAACGACCCGAAAGCTGTCGAGGACGCGATGGTCGCTTCCTTCACGGAACACGGCGGCACATTCGGGCACCACAGGTAATGCCGTATGGCAGGCGCTGACACCACCGCCCTCTCCGGGCTCGCCAAAGACGTCTTTGAACAAGGCGTGACCGAAGGCGTCAACAACTCGTTTCCGCTCGCAAAGGAATTCCCGACCGAAGCCGTCGACTGGAAAGGTGGAGACGGTCTGGTCTGGGCCGCGCACGTCGGGCGCAACCAGTCACCGTTTTTCGCGGGAGAAGATTCGGCCTATCCCGTGGCGACGAGCCAGCAGCACGTCAAGGGCCGCATCGACATGCGGAAGCTCATCGCCCGGATCCGGATGACGGAAGAGGCGATGAACGATCTGGTCTCGAGCGAAGCGAGTTTTCGCAACGGGATGACGGACGAGAAAACCCGCCTCATCGATGACGTCGCGAAAAAGGAAGAGTACGCGCTCTCGACCGATGGCCGCGGCGTCTTGGCCTTGGCCGGTGCCTCGCCGAACACGGCCACGACCTTGGCCTTGAACGGCCCGGGCAATATCGCGAATACGAGCTTCGGCAATCGGTTCGTGTTCAAGGGCCAGATCCTCGCCGCCGTCAGCCCGCAAGGCGTCTTGCGCGCGACCATGGCGACCGTGACCGGCGTCGCGGCCTCGGGCGCGAGCGTCACCTGCACCACGACGGGATCGGGCTGGCTCGCGACCGATTTCATTGTCCAAGCGGCGAATACCACGACCACGGACATTCTGGATACCAGTTACGAGAAATCGTTCTGGGGCCTTCCGGCGCTGGTGGACGACGGGACGAACCGCGATCTGTATTTCGGTGTGGCCAGAACGGACTACCCGAATCTTCAGAGCTTCGTGAATGCCTCGACGGGCGCGTTCTCGCTCGACTTGGCGCAGCGGACCGCGGATGTCTGCTACGAAAAGTTGGGCGGCGAAATCGACTTGCTCGTCATGCATCCGAGCGTGCGCCGGGAGTACATCAAGCTCGTGCAGGACGATCGCCGCTACGTCGGCGCGCCGTACCTGATGAAGCCGGATGCCGGCACGGCCGCGATGAAGCAAGGCGATCTGACGCTCGGGGAAATTCCGATCAAGGCGATCCGGACCATCGGCCTCGACCAGGTGTTTTTCCTCGACACCAAGAAATCGGGCTTCAAGCGGTATGTCGCCGAACCGGGGAAGTTCATGGACCGGGACGGGACTGTGTGGCTGCGAGAAGGCACCGGCACCACGGCGCGGCATGCGTACGAAGCGACGTACTTCATGCGGAAGCAGTACTTCTGCAAAAACCCCGGCTACAACGGACGCTGGGACGCGGTGACCGGGCAGACCCTAGTCGTTGTGAGAGACGAGTAATCGTGACTGCCCGCGTGTGGTGCGTGCCCTCCTTCACGCCTCACACGCGGATTTCCTGCTGAGGCGTCATGTCGATTTTCGGTGAAACCGTCACGCTGCGGAATCTGACGCCGAAGGCCGCGAAGGTCACGCTACGCGTCCAGTACGACGGCCGCCGGCAAGACATTCTCCCCGGCGACAACCCCGGGTTTCCGAAAGTCGCCGTGCGCTTTGCGAAACAACAGAACCCCGTCATGGGCTCCGAAGATCCCGACGATCCGACGATCACCGGCTCGCGCTACCTCGTGGCGGTGGTGAATGGCGGGGAACAAGGCGACGACGATCCCGAACTGACGATGGAGCAGTGGTACGCGCATCTCGGGAAACCGTCACGCATCAATCGCGAGCTGGCCAACCTGGATCTCGTGTCCGACAAGAAAAAGCACGAAGTCCTGCGCGGGAAACCGATCAGCGCGCGGGAAGCGCGCGCCCATGTCGGATCGTTCGAGGCCGATTCGTGAACTCGTGGGTCGGGGTCAATTTCATCGCCGACAACCCGAAGATGGCGACCCCGCCCGCGTTCTGGTTACGACAGCTGTATCACTTCGACCCCGACCTCGCGGTACTCCCGTCGCGCCAGCGGCCCTATGCCTATGTCCTCGCCCGGAAAGCGCGCCGGTCGTTCATGGCCACGCCCGCGAAGCTCTTTCGACGGGAGACGGACACGAGTATGTGCCACCAGTACGGCTATGTGCCCGTGTCGTTGATCTTTCAGACGGGGCCGGTGTGGTCGATCGACAACCTCTTGCGGGATTTACGGGCCAGAGACACCTGGCGCGATCCGCAGATGGCCGAGAAGGCCGATGCACTCGATGTGAGTGACCGGGCGAAGCTCAAGCGCACGATTCGCGACGACATGTGGCATCGCGCTGGCGATGCCTGGCGCAGTTATCAAGCGAGAACCGGTCAACGGACGAAACTCCAGGCCCCTGTTGCACGCTCGGCTGGGACAGGATCGCCGCACGTCATCCAGGCAGCCGTCGGAGTCTAAGACATGGCGTTTACCGGTGAATCCGCAGGACTGACCTGGCAGCGCGTGCGCGTCGTCCTTGACGGCTCGGCGGGCGGCACGATTCAAGGCGCCTCGCCCGGCGCCCGCATGGCGTTTGAAGCCTTCCGCAAGTACCTCGCCCAAGACAAGGGTAATCCGATCATGCAGTTTGTGCAGTTCGATTCGGTGACGAACGGATCGGACGGGGGCAACGCGGCGACGGTCGTCTGTTCGGGGGCCTGCACCTTGCGCGCGATCTACGCCCGAAAAACCGGCGCCGGGACCGTGGATGCGTGGTTCAAAGTCAACAATTCCGCCACCGTCCTCTCGGGCACGGGCGATCAGTTGTCGATCAACGGCAAGGTCCAGGGCACGGAATTCTTTCAGTTCTACGGCGGGCCGGGCGCCGCGAGCACGCTCTTGTCAGCCGGGCTGCCCTTTGCGACCGGGATCACCGTCGGCACCGTCACGGCGGGGAATGGCACCACGCAGAGTCTCAAGGCCGATTCGTTCAACGGCTTCGTGTTGATTACCGCCTAACTGGCGTAACAGGCGAGGCGTCCTGCAGGGGGGGGCGCCTCGTCATCAGTCAGGAGTCTCGCATGTCTGTCAAAGGGATCGCCCGCCGCGCCGCCGCGAACGGCGTCGGGACACCCACGACCGCGCCGATCTACAACAACAGCTCGGACAATTCGATCCGCGCGATTGTCTCGGGCTCGGGCACGACCGAAACGGTCATCGGGTCGAACATCCGGCCCGTCATCACCCTCGCCGCCGCGTCGACCACACTCACGGCCGCGCAGTCCGGCTCCACCGTCGTCTTTAACACCGCCGCGGGCCAGATCGCGATCTTGCCGGCCATTACCGTCGGGTTGTGGTTCAAGTTTTTCTCGGCGGTCTTGCCCACCTCGCTCGCCCATGAAGTCTCGACCTCGGTCGAGGGCACGGACTTCCTGATTGGCGCGGTGCAAATCGGGACGGTCAACGAAACGCCCGCGGCCAATCCGGGGCCGAAGTGGTTCCAGGCCGTGGCGGCGAGTAACTTCGTGGAAATCTCCCTGAACGGCACCACCACGGGCGGGAGTATCGGCTCGTGGTTCACCGTCCACGCGATCACCGCCACACAGTGGCAAGTCGACGGGCACATCATCTGCCCCAACGGCACGACTGTCGTGACGCCGTTCTTCGTGTAAAGGATTCAGTCTATGCCCCTCACGACCGGTGTGACGACTCTGGCCCCGATCCTCAACCGGGATACCGTCCTGGCGGATCAGGGCTACTACTACGTGGCGATCAGTCCGACGCCCGGGACTGGGATCGCGAATACGGTCACCATCGAAACCACGCTCGCGCAGGCGGAAATCTCGCCCTATCTGAGCGTCTACAATGCGAGTTCCGCCTCCGCGCCCGTCACCATCTATCCGCTCTACTTGCGGTTGACGTGTACGGCGGCACAAGCCGTCGCCACGGTCCTGCGGTTCACGATGGAACTCGACCAGGGCAACCGGATCACCACGGCCCCAGCCGCCGCCGGGGTGTTGACGAAGAACAACGTCAACATGGGGAGTCCCAACAGTTCCCAAGCGCAGATTCTCGCGGGGACCGGGATTGTCGCGTCCGCGGCCACGGCCAACAAGCGCATCACTGGGAATCAGTCCTTCCGCAATGGCGGCGTGATCAACGTCGTCGGCGATGTCTATCAGTTCAACTTCGGGTCCACCGAACAGCTCGATCCGATGTCACTGGTCGAAACCGGCACCGCGATCTGTAACGTGACGTACAGCTTTGCCCCGGTCGTGATTGGCCAGAATCAGACGTGGCTCGTCATGCAGTGGGCTACGGGCCAGACCACGGCGCCGGCGTTCGAGATCGAGTTTGGCTACATCGAGAAGTAGGGGAGACGTGCGATGAGCTTGGCAGGGACTGCGACGGTCGTTGCGCCGATCCTCAGCCGCGATACCGTGGCGGCCGATCTCGGGGCGTTCTATACCGCCTCGACGGTGCCTGGTACGGGGCTGCTCGGGCATGCCGTGTCGACCACCTTTGTCGAAACGAAGGCCATCTTCCAGGTGTTCAACGGGGGCGCGCTCACCATCTATCCGCTCTATCTGCGGATGACCGTCACCGTAGCCTCGGTCGGGAACACGATGGTGCAGTTTACGACCGTGCTCGATCAGGGCAATCGGTTCTCGGCGTTTGTCGCGGGGAACGCCTTGACGCCGGTCAATCAGAACATGAACAGCACCGCCACCTCCATGGCCCAAGTGAATGCGGGTGCGGTGACCTTGACTACGGCGACGGCCAATCGGCGGATCGTCAGCCATCGACCGTTTCGGCCCACCACCGTCGGCGCGAACATCGGCGTGATCGGCGATGTCTATCAGTTCTCTTATGGATCGGGTGAACTCGTCGATCCATCGGGCTTGCCGGTCGATGCCGCGAGCCGCGCGCACATCATGTATGTCACGTCGCCGCTGGTGATTCCGCCCGGCATGATGTTGGCGATTCACGCGTGGGGGGCAACATATTCCACTGGTGCGACGATGGAATACGAACTCGGGTTTGTGGAGAAGTAGATGGCGGCCGGGGGCGATTACAGTCGCAATCAACGCATCTACGGCAACATGAGCGGCGCCTTGCCGGTGACGGCGCTCTTGTCGGGGACGTTCACGCTCACCGTCGTCAAGGTCCATCGCAGCCTGATGTTGCAAAAGGTGCATTTCGTCGTCGCGAGTCCACAAGCGGGCGCGACCTGGCAACTCATCGACAGTACCGGCGTGCCGATTACCCCGGCCGTGTCCGTCGCCGCCGCCTTGCCGCCCCCGCTCGCGGATATCGATCTCGGGGCGGAAGGGTATCCCTTGACCGAAGCCGCGAGTCTTCAACTCGTGATTACCGGAGGCGGCGCGATTGGGGCCGTGACGTGGGAAGCCTACAGCAAACAAACCTCGACGATGGCGATGTCTGAAGCCTCCACCATCGCGCCCGCGGGACCGACCTCGGTGCGCGGCCATGAATTCGTCGTCGGACCGGATAGCAATCCCGGCTCCGCGAACGTCGGCTTTACGACGCCTGGCACGCTCGGTGGATAGCAGGTGATGGATGGAACTGCCGCCGGAATTCGCGCACGTCGGGGTGCCGACGATCGGCGAGCCGTTCGAGTGTTTCGATCCGCACGTCGTCGTCCCCGCGCGCTGTAAGTGCTCACCCGAGAATAAACCGTTCCTGATTGCGGGTCTCAATCTGATGGTGACCTGCAAGCGGTGCATGAAGAGATACGTCATTCAGAGCGTGAGCTTCGACCGGACGACGGGATCCCCGATCCAGGTGACCGTCGGGTGCGTGATTGCGCCACAAGCGGGCGCGAATTGAGCCAGACGATTCCGGGCTCTCCGGCGAGTTACATGGATCCCAGTCAAGGCCCGTTTGAATGTGACCACTGCACGTATTTCCGTGGTCCGTCGTCATGTTCGCAGCCGCAAGTCGTGAACGAGCAACAGGGGCAAGTCGATGCGAAAGGCTGTTGTAATTATTACCAGCCTGTTGGCGCCCAAGCGGGCGGAGGACCATCCGGGATGCCGCCGATGAGCCTCGCGGGACTGAAAGGAGTGATGTAACCACGCCCCTCGTTTATATTCGCCACGGCGCGACTGCGCTGAACAAAGGCGGGAATGAAGAACGATTACGTGGCTGGTTGCCAGCCCCGTTGACGATGGTGGGGATCCGCCAGGCCCACGAAGCGGCGCACCGTTTGCCTCCTTCGCGGTTTGCGACCTTCACGGCCTCGGATCTCCACCGTGCGAGCCACACGGCCCAGATCATCGGGGACATCATCGGCCAACCCGCGACCCCAGACGCCCATATTCGCGACTGGAACACGGGTGATCTCGCGGGACAGAAAGTCGTGGACGTCCTCCCGGAGTTGAAGAAGCTGATCAAGAAAGCGAGCAAGCTGGCCCCGAATGGGGAAGCGTTGAACACCTATCTCGCGCGGTTTGTCCCGACGATGCGCGCCCTCGTGGTCTCTCCCCAGGTGCATCTGGTCGTCGGCCACGCGCGAGGCTCCACGATCCTGGAAGGCATTGCCGATCCGGGCGGAGGCATTGGGGGCGAGATCAACCCGGAATTCTTGTTTCTCCGGCCCCATGTGCATCCGGGGGGAATCCTCTATATCGGGCAGGACTGGTCGATTCGCATCGACAACCCGCCCGGGGAACCGCGACTCGGGGAATCGCAACCCTCGCTCGGCGGCCTCAAGAAAGCAGGCTAACCATGTTCGGGAGTGGACGCGGCCGCGGCGGCAACACCGGCAACAAGGACAGTCTCGGCTCCGGACGAGGGCCAGGCGAGTCCGGGAGTCAGTTCGGCGGTTCGACCACCGGGACACAGCAACGATCCACGGGGACCGGGATGGGCTTTGCCGCGACGCCGTTTCATCCGGTCGCGTTCGCGCAATCGACCACCCGCAAGGGGATTCCCGGCAAGCAGAAAGGCGCCGCGGGTGGGGCCTCGATGCACGGCTTGAAAGCCGCCGCCAAAGCGATCAGCGGGCACGGCAACGCTTGGAAGGCGAAGAAAGGCACGAACACGGGGACCGGGACGGCGACCACCGGGCCGATGGCCGACAGTCCACCGCACTACAACAAGGGCAAGGGCTAGATGGCCGGCACGACAGTCGGATCGATTCTCACGCAGGCCCGACGCCAGTTGATCGAGCTCGCGCCGAAATTCTGGTCACCGGGAGAAACGACGGCGACCGATTCAGAGCTCACCGACATTTTCTGGCTCGGCGCCTATGACTTGTGGGGCGCGATTCTCGATTTGCACGCCGCGCATTTCTACATCGTGAATACGACCGATGTCAGCTTACAGCCGGGGATGAGTCAACTGACCGGCGTGCCGGATAACTGTTTCCGCGTGCAACTGATTGAACCCGTGAACACGACCTCGACCGGGGCGTTCGGCTCGACCATCTTCACGCCCCGGAAATACAACAGCGCGGATTTTTCGTACGCACGGCAGCAGAGCCAAACGAACCTGGGCGCGAGCAACTGGGGGCAGATTTTCTACGATGTGAGCAACGTCGGGCCGCCGATCGGGCCTCCGGTGATTTTGACCGCGCCGCCCGTCGCGACGGCGATCCCGCTCCGCTTTGTGTATAACCCGTCCTTGACGCGCGGGGATCAGAATCCGATTCCGGGGATGAGCGACAACGCCTTAAAAGCCTGGGTCATCAGTTACGCGCGCGCGAAAGAAACGAAGGAACGGATCCCTGACGCGGGCTGGTTGTCTGTGTATGCGACTGAAAAACAGCAGATCCTGACCCGCATGACACCACGGCAGGAACAAGAGCCAGAAATCGTTGAGGACTTTTTTCAATTATGAGCGCCTCCCAGAACAACCTCTCGCTGATTCTTAACCAACAAGACAGCGCGGGCGTGAACGTCTTGAACCGGACCGTCGGGGCCGTCACCTTTGCGGGTGTCGTGGGCCAGTGGACCGATGGGATCCTCGTCACGATTGCGACGCCTGTCGCGATCACGTTGCCGACCGCGATCGTCTTGCAACTGTTCTTGAAAAACACGCATGCAACGGCCGTGATCACGGTGACCTGGACGCCGCAAGGCGGCGCGGCGAATATTTCACAGAAGCTCGGGCCTGGCGGCGTGCTGCTCTTCTGGCACACCGTCACGAGCGCGACGGCGGGGATCACGACCTTGACGTTGAATCCCGACACGGGCAACTGTACTTTTGATTTATTCCTGGGCGGCTAGCGCATGTCGGATCCGCAGTCACAAGACGAGTCACTCAAAGTGCTTTCCCTTGGCATGGGTGGGGTCCATATCGACATGGACCCGCTCCTCATCGCCGACAATCAGGTGGTGCTCGCGCAAAACGTGTCCCACGATGCGACCGCGAGCTATGGCGGCGCGGTCCGCTGTCGGCCGGGATTGATGCGGTTCAATCAAGTAGCGCTCGGCGGCGCGGTCTTGGGCGGCCTCGCGATGCCGGTCGTCGGCACCGCAGGAGCGCCACCAACCGTGAGCGATCCGAACAGCCCGACCGGGACACCTCCGCCCGGGGGACCGATTGCGGCGCCAGGGACGCCGACGCCTCCACCTGGCGGCACGCCAGGCGGTACCCCTGCGCCGACGATCTTCACGCCAACGCGGTTGTTCAATGGTGCGCGGCTCGTGGTGATTGGCCGCGGAGACACGACCGAAGCGACCAACGATTACGGCAATAGCTGGTTTGTGAGCGATGCGAATTTTGCCGACGTCGCCTCGATTGTGTTCACGGGAACGGGGACGGGCCAAACACCAGCCGGGCCGCCAGGTGGCACCCAAGTGCAGGCGCTCGGCGCGCCGTCGGCAGCCGGGCAATTAACGACCATCGCCAATGGCGTGCTCTATTACCCACAAGGCACCGCATCACCGGCCGTGAGTCCGGTGTTGCCGGTGATTCGACGGCTCACCCCGGATGGCCTCTCCGATAAAGTCGTGGCGACGATTCCCGATAATCCGCTGGTGCTCGCGATTACGCCCATGCCGAGTCACGCGCTGTCGGTCAACGCGATGATCACCGAATCGGGCAACGGCGATGCGCTGTACTGCGCGGTCTTCGATAGCGTGACCTCGGGGGTCTCGACGGGATCCTACGGTCGCGTCTTGCGGATCGCCGGCCTCGATAGCGGCAGCTACACGATCGCGGAGATCTTCAACAGCCTGCTCGGCGGCTACGGAGCGTTGAGTGGGACGCCGGTCGTGCCATTTGCCTTGGCGAACTTCCTCGGGCGGGTGTGGGTCGGGGCCTGGACCGGCGGCACGGCGGGGGCGACCTTCGCGGAACTCCGGCCCGATCCCACCTTTACGCTCGGGTGGGGCACGGCCTTCACGAACACGATTGCCGATGCCAATATCGGGGACGTCGGCTGTCTCGCGGTCTACAATGGCCTCTTATATGTGGGCGATGTCTCGCATGGCGCCACCTTCGCGCGCATCTACAGCTATACGAGCCTGAATGTCTCGACCTCGGTCTTACAAGCGACGGATGCCGCTGGGGCGCAGACGCCGAACGGCTTTGTCTCCATGGTGGTCTTCAACAACAAGCTCTTCGCGAGTTGGTACAACACGACCTCGCTGGCGAAAATTTATAGCTTTGATGGTACGACGTGGACGACACCGTGGACGGGCAGCGCCGCGGGGACCGCACATCCGGTGACCTTGCAAGTCGATAACGGGGTCTTGTACGCCTTCGGGACCAAAACGGCGCTGGCGGCGCGGCCCGTGTTCCTGTGGTCGAGTGACGGGATCACGTTTACCGATGCCAGCGCGAATTTTCCGTACACCAATAGCGGGTTTTCGATTCCCGTGCTGTTCGGGATGAATCAGCCGTAAATGAGTTACACGCTCGTCCAGGCCGGCAGCGGTTTGCAAAGCCTCAATGGCAACGGGGCCATCAGTACGCCCTTGACCTTGCCCGCAAGCGTCACCGTTTCGCCGCTCTATACGCCCCGGTTTGCGCGGTTCAAGCAGTATCTGGTGATGGTCAACAGTTGCTCACGGCCGGTGAGTATTGACCAGGCGGGCACGGTGCGACTGTTGACGCCCCTGCCCCCGACGACGCCGCTCGTGCTGTCCGGCGTGGCTGGGGGATCGCTGACGGGGACCTATCTCGCGCGGCAAACCTACATCGTGTTGGATCCGGCGGCGAATGTGATCGCGGAAAGTGACTACGGCCCGCTGATTACGAACGGCGGCACCGTCATTGCCGCGAAATACTTGAAAGCGGCCAATATCAATCTCTCGCCGGAAGCGGTGACGGGGGCGCGCATCTATCGCACGACCAGCACGGGGGCCGTGTACTTCAGCTGGATCTCGACCGACAGCAACACGGTCACGGCGGTGCAGGACGATCTGTCGGATGCCGGCCTGCCGACGGTGAGCGGACCCACGCTCGGCACGGCCCCCGATTTAACGCTCATCTGTGAATGGAAAGGGCGGCTCTGGGGCGTGGGTCGGACGGACATCGATAACCTCCGGTATACCGAAGCGGGGACGATGTACGCCTGGGGGGCGTTGAATACGTTGCCGATCGCGCACGTCGGCGCCGATGCGTACGGGATTACGGCGTTGATTCCACGAAAAAACGCGCTCGGCGTCGCGAAGAAAAACACGCTCACGAGTGTCACCGGGACGGCCACGACCAACTTCATGCCGTCGGTCATCGGGGAACAGGTCGGGTGTGATTCGCAAGAATCGGTCGAGGTCTTCAACGACACGGCCTATTGGCTCTGGCGCGACGGCGTCTATCAGTGGGACTCGAACGGGGTGCAGAACATTACCGACGGGGCCGTGCGGACGTGGTTTACCACGGGCACGTATTTCAACCGCGCCATGTTTCCGCGCGCTTTCGGAGAAATCGAGCCGGAGACCTTGAAGTATCGGCTCTATCTGGCGGCGGCCGGTACGACCGCGTTGAATCGCTGGATCGAATACGACCTCCAGACCAAGACCTGGTGGGGCCCGCACAAGACCGACGCCTTCACGCCGACGAGTAAAGTCACGGCGGTCGGGGCCGATGGGCATCCGTACGCGATGGTCGGATCGCTCGAGGGCTATCTCTCGATGGATACGCAGACCAAGAGCGATTGGGGCCTCTCCCCGATTGTCTGTAGTCTTCGCACGAAATCCTATGGGAACGATACGCAGCAGATGGAGAAACTCTGGAGTAACCTGACCATTTTCGGGAAGATTCAACCCAGTGGCACGGTGAACGTGGTCCCGACGGTCGGAGAACTCGAAGGCGCGACGGCGCAAAGTCCGATGCTCTGGGATCTGACGCTCAGTCGGCATCGGTTGCCGATTCTCGGGGCCGGCAAATTCCTCACGCTAGAATTTGACACCGCGACGCTGAATGAAGACTTTGCCTTGCTTGGGTTTGATGTCCCGTACACCGTGATCGGAGAACGCTAATGCCAGTCTTGGGCGGGGTCACGAATAGTCAGTTCGATCCGACCTTCAACCCGAATCTGCCTGGATTCGATCCCAAGCGGCTGCCGTCGGGCTATGAATTCGATCCCTTAACGCGGCTCGTGGGGCGGACGCCGACCGATGCCGGATCGCGCGTCGGGCAATTTCAGAGCGGGGCGTACAATTCAGGGCCGCTCGCCGGACTACTCGCCGTAGGCGGTGGGACCGGCGGCGCGGGCGGCACCGGAGTGACGGGAGGCGCGGGCGGGGGCACGACCGGCGCCCGCCCGACGGTCGGCTGGCCAGGCGGAGGATCGGGATCGTCGGGCGGGCCCGTGCCGATTGGATCGCCAACCATGGGCGACGGCGGGGCCGGGGGCGGCGCGGAGAACAGCGCGACGACCACCCAGAATGCGGCGTTTGCGACGGCGAAGGACCAAGTCGGGCAACAATCCCGCGGCGCGGTCAATTCGTTGAATGACGAACTCGCCAGTCAAGGCTTGAGTGGATCGGGGGCCCAGGTCCAAGGCACGAAAGACATCATCGCGCACGGCGCCGAAGACCTCGCGAAAACGAGTAGCGATCTGGCGACCAAATCCGCCGAGAACGCGATCACGACGAGAGGCCAGGACATCGGCCAGCAGGAAGCACGGTACTCCGGACAGATCCAACAGCGGGGACAGGATATTCAAGCGCAACAAGCGGCGGCGACCTTGGCCATGCAGAAACAGCTCGCGTCGATGGGTCTCTTGCAGCAAGCGATGCAGGGGTTGACCGGGGCGGGGGCGAGTTTTCAGTACTAACGATGGCCCTCTATCGATCGAAGCCGTATCACATCGGGCCGGTCTGGACGCCAGAGCTGGGCGCCAACATCAATGAAATGTTCGAGATCCTGTTCATTGATCAAGCCTTGACGGATGCGAGCCAAATCACCACGGGGATCCTCGCGGTGGTCCGCGGAGGCACCGGAAGCGGGCTGTATGTGATCGGGGATCTCCTCTATGCGGATTCGACGACGTCCTTGAACCGGCTGGCGGATATTGCGACCGGGAATGCCTTACTGAGTGGCGGCGTGGGCGGCGCCCCGTCCTGGGGGAAAGTGAGTCTCACGACCGCGGTCAGTGGGATTCTCGGCGTCGCGAATGGCGGAACAGGGGTCTCGACGGTGATGACGCCGGGGTCGATTGTGTTCGCGGGCACCAGCGGCCTCTACAGTCAAGACAACGCCAAGTTCTTCTGGGATAACACGACCTTTCGATTAGGGATTGGGACGGCGAGCCCCGCGGGGCCCCTCTCGGTCCTGAGCGCGGCCTCGGATAGTGTCCCGCAACTGCGGCTCACGGACGGCACGGTGCAGCTCGATGCCTATATTGCCGTGGCCGGCAATGCCCAGCTCGGGACGCTCACAAACCATGATTTCCTGCTGTTCACGAATGGGCTCGTGCGCGCGACGCTGACCAAGGGCGGGCATCTGCTCCTCAATGGGGCGGCCGATAATGCGCTATTGACGGTCAAAGGCGATGGCGCCACCAGCGCGACGTCGGCTTTTCAGCTGCTGAATTCCTCCAATGTCAGTCTCTTCCGCGTGCACAACGATGGCGCCGTTGCACTGGGGTCCAACACGTTTGCCTCACTCTTGACCCTCTCGAAGCTGTCGGACGGAGCACTACCCGCGACGCTCACGAACGCAGACTTGTATCTGCACATTGGCGGGTTGGGGTTTGCGGCCAATGGCTATGCGCTCATTGGCTTGGGCTATTCATCGGGTGTCTCGACGAACTTTTCTCCGGCGTACATCGGGTATCAAGAGATTGTTGATTCTGGGAACACGAAAGGCGATCTCGTCTTCGGGACGCGGGATGTCACCACGGCGACGCAACCCGTTGAACGCCTGCGCATTCTTGCGGCCGGCGGGATCCAGATCGGCAAGAGCGTCACCAGCTACAACGGGGTCGCGACCGTCAGTAGTGGCGTACCAGCCGAGTACGCGACAATTGACACGACCGGCCTGACGGCGAATGTGGGCGCGACCACGTTGTATGCCGTGCCCGCGAGCGGCGCCGGGATGTACCGCGTCTCTGCGTACGTGGTCGAAACGACGGCCGGGTCACTATCATCGACCTTGCCGAATGTGCAACTCGTGTATACGGACACCGACACGGGCGGGAGCATCACGATGGACGCGACGCCAGTTCTGGGCGTGGCGGGGATTGGCCAGACCGGCGCGTTGACGGCGAACACGGTCGGAACGGCGTCCTCTGGCGTGATTGTGGTCAACGTGAAGGCGTCCACGACGATCCAGTACCAAACGGTGAATTACGCGTCGAATCTCGCCGGGATGACGTATGCCATCCATCTCAAACTCGAGGTGCTCTAGCATGCCCAAGAAATTCCCAGGCGCGACACCCGATTCGGCGCACGGTCAGCTCTCCGCCTTTGAAGCCGATCAACCGGCGTGGAGTCCCGAGCATAATGCGCAATTCTGGAATCAGCGCGCCCAACAGCACCAGCAATTGCGCGATGCGGCCGATCGGGAACAGTACGGCCCGTTGACCGGGATCGACCTGTTCAATAAAGGGTGGTCCCAGGCACAATCGAAGGCGAATCCGGTGGCCTCACCCGGATTTTTCGAGGCGCTCGGGCCGCGCGTGTCAATGGGCGGATTGGCGTCCGGGATGAGTACCTCCACGTCGCAACCGTCGCTCGCAGGGTTGCAAGCCGCCGCGGATCCGACTACGGACGCCCCGATGACCCCCGCGGAGCAGGCGATGCGGCGTATCAATCCGACCAATCGGAGACCGGTCTAATGGCGAATGCCTTCATGGATCTGCTGACACCGAAGCGACGACTCGTGGACCTCACGATGGATCCAGGTCCAGGCGAACCGTACGATCTGAGCGGGGCGACGACCCGACCCGTGGCTGGCAGCGATTACGGCAAGGACGCGCTCAAGCGGTTCATGCTCCCAGGACAGGGCGACGTGGGGGGCGCGAATGCTGGCTTAGCTCTCGCGTCTTTGCAATCCGCACGACAAGGCGAAGTCGAGGACGCCCTGACGACGTCGCTCCGGAATCCCGTCTCGCAAATGGGCCTGGATCCGGGCAAGGCGGCGGGGATGGCCAGCGATCAGGACCGGAGCAACACGAGTCTCCGCGCGCTGTTGGGGATGCAAGAACAATCGGCTAACGCGAATCCGTACAGCGATGCCAACGTCGCCACGCGGGCGAAACAGCAGCAAGACGCAGCCGATGCCGCGGGGGTTCAGACGACCACCTATAATACACCAGCCGTGGCGGCGATGCGCCAGCAGCAGATCAAAGAAGGGGGACAGACCGCGCAAGCGACCGCCTATGGAAAGGGGCAGGGCGAGAACCTCGCGGCCACGGGTGCCGCCGGATCGATTCTCGCGAATCGTGAGCAGACGGGCAAGGAACGGCTCGCCGGTATCGGGCAAGGGATCATGCCGCCCCTGCAAGGCGGGGCGACGGCGGCGCCCGCTGAATCGCCAACCCCGTCAGTGCGGAGCGTGCCAGGCGCCGCATCATCGCCGTCAGGCGCGGCGGATCCCCTCGCTAGCGAGCACGGGCAACAAATCATGAGTCAACTCGACCCGGCGAGTCAGGCCGATGTCAAAAGCCTCCTGAACTACGACACGCCGATGACCGGATACATGCTGGCCCGATCGCCACGCTGGAGCCACCTCGCTAATCTCGCACGGCAGATCGACCCGGAGTTCGACTTGACGAAATACGATGCGGGCCAGAAATTGCGGGTCGATGCGACCTCTGGGGAGCTCAGCCAACGTCTGCGGAGCTTGAATCAGGCGGCGGAGCATCTGTACACGCTCGACAAGCTCGGGAAGAACCTGAACAACGTGAATTTTGGTGGCAAGCCGGTCAACACCGCCGTGAACGCCTTTGATAGTCTCCTCTTGGGCGATAAGCGCCAATCGCAATTCAAGCTCCAGCAAGTGGGGGTTGAAAGCGAGATGGGACGGCTCTTGGCTGGCACAGGCGGCACCGATGCGTTGCGCCAATCGATGGGCGGCGGAATCACCTCCAACAGCTCGGACGATCAGATCCAGGGGTACGTCGCTCAGCAAGGGCAACTCCTGCACGGCGCGTATGATGCGATGCGGAAACAGGCCGGCGGGAGCAAGCACCTCGAACAGTTCCTGGATGGTCAACTGGGTCCCCACGCGCTCAGCGTGATTCGACTCGCGGAACAAGGGCAGTAAGTCATGCCGCAACGGTTGAGTGATTTCCACGATCAACGGACGGGACAGGCGGGCGGCCAGCCGCCGCCAGCGACACCGCAGAATACCGCCCCGCAAGGGCCGCTGGATTTTCTCGCCAACGTGTTGCACGCGCACCCGAGCGCCGACGGCTACCATCCAGGACTCTCGGATAGTGAGTCGCCTGGCAGCTCCTGGTGGAAGGGTCTCAGGAGTGGCGTCGGCGAGGCGGCGACCCCAACGAAACTCGTGACCGCAGCAGGACTCGCCGCCTCGTTGCCGACGTTTGGGGCCTCGATTCCCGTCGCGGCTGGCGTCGTTGGAGGTGCCTCGGCCCTCGCTGAAGCCTTACAAGCGGCGCGCGACGACCCTAAGGCGCCCCAATCGATGACCGATGCGGTCTATCGCCCAGTCCGGGATGCCGCACTCACGTACGGGGGAGCCAAGGCGCTGCAATATGCCCCGGCCGCGTGGCAAGCCTTAAAGGGCCTGCGCGGACCGAGCAGCGAAGCTGTGGATACCGGACTTGGCATCGCCTCGAAGTTGCCGATCATCGGGAAATACGCCAAAGGTGGGAAGATCCTCAAGAACCTGTGGGATGCCACTGCGGGGGATGTCTCAGCCGGAGCGCCGGACCTCAGCAGCTGGAATCGTGTTCCCGTCTACCGACAAGCGCCGAATGTGAGCAGCAACGCGCCCCATGAGACAGGCTGGCCCATCCGGAGCACCGAAGTCCCCGGATCCTCGTATCCGCGTGGGAGACCTCCAACGTCCGCCGCCCCGGCCGATCAGGCCGCCAGTGCGGCGAAAAACGCCGCGATCGAGCAGCAGATGCAGCAGGCCGTCGCCACGTACCTGAAGCCGGGGGGCGGCACCGGCCCTGCGTCCGCGCCCGCGATGGCGCCCTCCCTGGAAGGGATGCGTGCAGCCGCCAGCGCGCCGCGCGCCGCGCCCGCAGCGACCGAAATCGATCTCTCAGACCAGCTCGGGAGCGGTCGCTCCGTGGCCCAGGAACGGGCGCAGGAACGGTTTGGCCGCGTCTTCCAGTCCGAAGGGGGACCGCCTCCGCGCTTGGGCTTGACGAGCGCCGACGCGATTCCAGGAGCGGGCCAGCGCATCCCGACCGATGCCGACGTCGCGAGCGCCAACGCCGCGTACCGGCCGCGAGCCGGATTTTCGGCCGCGAATCAACCGTCGCCCGAAGCCGTCGCCGCTGCGCGGGCGCGCTTGGACGCTCGACAGATGAGCCGGCTCCGAGACGCCAATCCCGACTCCCCGCTCTTTGCGGTGCCCGACGAGGATCAAGCGGCGACGACCGCAGGCCAGGTGGCGGAGTCGGCCAGACGGCGCGCGTCGCTTCAGGCCCTCAAGAATTTGCAGGTATCCCCCCTGACCGCGCAGCGGAATGCCCTCTTGGAGCAAATGCGATGAGTGGTCTCAGCCGGCTCGCCTTCTGGTGTGTCGGCGCGGCCCAGATCGGGTTCGGGCTGCTCTTGATTGTGGCGGCCGCGCAACCCGTCGAGTTCAAAGTGTTAGAGAACGAGCATCGGCTCTCGGTGCTCGAAACCGAAATCGGCGCCATGAACGAACGGCTGAGCCGGATTGAGACGCTCGGGTATGGCGTGGTCGGCGCCTCGGCCCTCCAATTGTTCGGACTCTTCTATCGACGGGGGGCCCGATAGTGTGGCGTCAGGTGTTAGGATGGGTGCTCGTGGCGATTGTCCTGGCCGTTCCTATCGTGACGGTCTGGTTGCGACGGGTGGATCGCTCTCGTTTGAATCGTTCTCAGGCGGAGGGCGCCGTCATTGTGCAGGAGATCAAGGGACAATTGACGCGGATCGAGGAGGCGGCTGAAGTCGCCCATCATGAGGCCCAAGAGCGCACCAAGGATGTGCTGATCAAGATTCGGGAGTTGAAGGATAAACTCCCATGACGAGGACGGCACCCTTTTCATCTGAGGCCGATCGGCGCCTGCGGATCCGTGTCCGCCATCGCACCTGGAATCACCAGCAACGGGCGGACGGTCTCTGCGTCGATTGCCGGCAGCCGATGGCTCAGCCGCCACGCTATTGGCGGTGTTTCCGCTGTCGGGTCCGGGCGTGTGAGCGACTCAGGATGAAGCGGCAGATCGACAAGGCGTTGCGGCCATGAGACTGCTGGATTTGTTCTGCGGGGCGGGCGGGGCAGCGGTGGGCTATCATCGCGCGGGCTTCGAGGAAATCGTCGGCGTGGACATCAAACCGCAGCCGCGGTATCCGTTTCAGTTCGTGCAAGCCGATGCGCTGGAGTTCGTGAAGTCGTTCGGGGCGGGGTTCGATGCGATCCATGCCAGCCCGCCGTGTCAGGGCTACTTACAGAGTGGCATGATTCACCACACGAAGAAAGCGATGTATCCGAAACTCGTGCCGCAAACACGGGACGCGTTGATTCGGTCCGGTCGCGTGTGGGTGATCGAGAACGTACCCGGTGCGCCCGTTGTTCCCTCGTTCACCCTCTGCGGGTCGATGTTCGGGCTCGGCGTGAAGCGGCATCGACACTTCGAGGCCCCGGCGCTCTTCGGGCTCCATCCACAACCCTGTGATCACTCGAACCCCATCACGGGCGTCTACGGGCACTGTCACGGCAAGGGCGGCGCCTGGCGAAAAGGCTCACGACCGATGCTGGTCTCGAGCAAGGAAGTGTGGGCGCGCGAAATGGGCATCGACTGGATGACGGCGGCCGAACTCACGCAGGCGATCCCGCCAGCGTATACGACGTTCATTGGCAAGCAGCTCCTGCAGGCGTTGCGGCATGGCTGAGGACTGGCCGAATCCGTTGACGCCCTGTCCCTGTCCGCATGGCCACGGGCAGATGTTGTTGCAGTGGGGTCCGACGCCTGGCGTGACCACGAAGCACTGGACGTGGATCTGCGCAGTCTGCCGCACTAGGCGCACATGGCCCGATCAAGGAGCGCTCGCATGAAATGGTTCGACGTCGTCCTCCGATTTCTTCCCGGCATCCTCGGCTGGCTGAAACCAACCCTCGTCCCGGTCACGAGTCAGATTGTCGATGGCGTCGTCGAAGCCGAAAAGCTCTGGGGCCCGGAGACTGGCGTGCAAAAGCTGGCGCACGTCCAGCATCTCGCCGTCGATATGGTCTCGGCGGCCAATCTCGCGCACGACCCGACGGGCGCGACCGTGCTCGTGGATCCGACGACGTTGAACGCTGTCGTCGCTGAGGGGTTGACGGCTGGGATCGATATCGCGAACAAGTTGACGAAGCAGATCAACACGCCGGGCGCGATTGTCGTGACGCCGTGAGCTATTACCTTGCGGCGCTGATCATTCGGCTGAGTCTCTGGCGCGAGCAGATCGCCGTCTGGTGGGAGCAGTGGTAATGGATCGCCGACACCAGACCGATCTCGACACCGTGACTCAGGGAACGCGGAAGCCGAGCACCCTGATGATTCAACTCGTCGGGGTCCGTCAGTCCTGCTACGGGTGGGAGACCTTGGATCGCTTGTTGGGGAGCCTGGAGCGGTGCGCGGCCGCCTGTGCCCGGCTGGACGCGCACCGGGAAATCAGTCCCCTCCAGGCGAAGAAGACCAGCAGACGGAGCCGGCCAGAAAATTATCGGCGGTTCGATGCCCGTCTCGAACGCTTGATCCGTCGCGTGGATCGGGAGGTGGACCGGATCACGGCGGAGCGGTTGCGCGCCGAACTGGCTCAGTTGATGCGGCAGGCAGCGGCGTAACTCATGCGGGTGCAAGCCTTCAGGTGGCGCAGGTAACCCGTTGGGAACTGGCGGTGTCCGGGGTAACACTCAGATTGTCTAACGCGTCGTACATACGGTCCAACCCACTCATTTCCTGGGCGGTGGGGCCCTTTCGTCCGAGCACTCTGAGGGAAGAGGAATCTCCACGTTACCGACGGGACAGTGAACAGATGGCAACGGCCCGCAAAGTTTGTCGGCTCCCGCCCCGGCCGGGTCGCCGGGCGCTGAAATGGTGCGGAAATGATCGTGCATCTGTCTACGGTAAGTCGTTGATGTGCGAAGACTTCGTTGGAAACGAGCCTGTCATCTGTCCGGCCCTGCGTCTCCCGCCCCGGCCGGTCGCCGGGCACGACAGGACGAAGAACGACAACGAGAAGACTGATGAGTCATTACGATAAGGCACCCTCCCGATTCCTGCGATCGGTACGGACCATTGAGCCGTTGTCGTCTCGTCCGGGCTGGTGGGATGTTGTCCTGAGCTGCGGCCACGTCTGCGCCATCTTGACCGGCAATGTCCCCCCGCCGCTCGAGAACATGGTGTGTCGCGGCTGTCGTGGAGATGCGACACCACTATCGCTCACCGTCTTCCGCGCTCAGCGGTCCCCTCGCCCGGTCGGCACGGCGAGCGGAGTGAGTTAATGGATCGCCGCTACACCTGGCGGACGGATGGCGCGTTCTTCAGAGTGCCACTCACGCGCCGATACGCGCTCGCCTGCTGTGATTGTGGGCTGGTGCATGTCATAAGTGTGCGCCTGACGAAGTCGCGTCGTGTGTATCTGGCCGCAGAGCGCGATGACCGCGAGACGGCGTCGGTGCGTCAGCGATTCAAGAAGACATTCTCGAAGCAGGTTTCCGCCCGGCCGGTCGCCGGGCGCTGAATAGGAGTGAGGGGCAATGACGATTATCGCCTGTCCGCATGGATGCGGTGGTTTCGTGGACACGGCGAAGGATGATGGGTGCCCATCCTGTCGGCGTGGTCTCAATGAAACGGAAGTACTCATTGATGAGCGTGCGTCACGAGACGATGCGCAACCGACCGACCGGAAGCCGTCCTGGTGCTGGCAATGGTTCGGTCCCTCGCATCATCGGATGCGCTGTCGATTGCGTGCAGGGCATGAGGGCGAACATTTCGATCACGAAGAATGGCCCACAATGCGCACGGTCAGCGTCGCGACGGATGGGCGCGTGATTCAACGGACTGAACCACGTTCATAGTTCGGCTCCCGCCCCGGCCTGGCGCCGGGCACTGAAAGGGTGAGCTATGGCGATGCCAGCGAGTCTTGAGTGGTGCGACAAAGGAACCGCTCGGCAGCATGAGTGGACGGCTGGCGGGAACTGCCTCCACTGCGGGCGCCGGTATCCGACCGCGGAGGAAGCCTTTGCCAGCGGCCTGGAATCATTGATTAACCGATTCAGCCGCGAGAACGCCTCGAACACCCCGGATTTTATCCTCGCCCAGTACCTGCTCACGTGCTTGGCGGCCTGGAATACGGCCACGCAACAACGGGACACGTGGTATGGCCGCGATGCGCGCCCGTGCTCCGTTCCGAGTAATGCTCCCGTCTCGGCGGTGTCCGAGTCGAAAGGTTGATCGCATGAAACGTCTGCTTTTGATACTCGCCGTCCTGCTCGTGCCCACCCTCGCGCACGCGCAGACGATCACTGGCATCACCCTCCAGGCCATGACGGGCGGGACGCCGGTGGGCACGCCCAGCGTAACCGTGCTCACGGCCTGGACCTGTAATCAGCCCGCCCCCGTGACGCCATCGGGAACCGTGCTCAATCCTCGGACCATCTCGGTCCCAGATCCGATCCTCAATCCTACGGGCCTGCTCACCGGGCCGTGGTGCGTGCTCAAGGACAACGGGACGAATGGCCCCATTTCCAAGCTGCCGTTTGGTTCGGCCATAGACACGATGGTCGCGTCGTTCGTCAATAGCGTGGGGGCGTCGCCGAGTTCACCGGGCTCCAACCCTTTCTCGGAACCGGGAACCTCCCCCAATGCCCCAACGGCAATCGTCCTAACGCCGTAGCGTGGGTCTTGGCTCCCGGATCCTGGACGGGGACGGCATGGAAGGCGATGGCGACGTGCCCACTCCAATGAGGACCATCACACGGCGGTGCATCGCGATCCTCCTCGCGCTCGTGCTGGGGGCGACGCGTCTGCAGGCGGTGACGGCCTCGTGGACCGCGAATCCAGAATCTGACATCGCTGGGTACGTGCTCTCGTACGGCACGGCGAGCGGTGTCTACACGACGGTCTTCTCGGTGGGCAACGTCCTCTCCTTCAGTTTCACCATCACGCAACCGGGGACGTACTTCTTTGTGCTGCAAGCCGTCAATACGTCTGGATTGACGAGTCCACGGTCGGCCGAAGTCACGCAGACGTTCAAGGTGCCGAATGCGCCGGTGGTCGTGATCATCACGCCATGACCTGGCGGGTGCTGGCGATCTGCGGGCCCTAGATGTCGTCGGCGAAGATATCCATCAAGAGCGTAGCTTCTGGATCGTAGGTAAAGCCGCCGCAGTTGTCAGGGCCGCAGAAGAGACAGCTCTTGGAGAAACCGCCCACTTTCAGGTGTGTTCTTGACGCTCTGCGAAGGCAGGCCGATAATACGGTCTACGGGGCTACGCAGTTCGCCGAAGGACACTTCGGTCGGGCGGTGTGACCTTGGGATCGGACGTGCTGATTACGCGTCCGATCCCACCTCTCGATCTCGAGTGAATTCTATGCGGCCGTTCCCTCCTTCAGGGAAAAGCGGCCGTTCGACGTTTTCGTGATTCTGCCTTCACGCGCCAGCCTCCACAATTCGTTGTAGACCCGATGGCTCATTCGTCCCGTTGTCTTGAAACCCTGCTGTTCCATGACCTTCGCGAGGGCAGCGGCCTTCGATCCAGGATGCTGACGTAAGGCATTCAGAACGTCCGATGATGTCACCACCTTCCCACGCACCGACCGCGAACGCCTTCGCGGCACAGCGCGAGGGGGAGCCGGTTTTGCCTCGCGCGGCCGGTCATCCGCGAGGATTTTCTGTAAGACCTCAATCCGTTCTCCCCACTTCACGTACTGCGTTTGCAGCGTCCGCAGTTCGCGTCGTAAATCGGTGAGGGTTGCCTTCCTGAGGGCCATGAGGGGATTCTAGGGGATTGGGGATTTTATTGCAATCGAGATCAGATCCCCCACACGAGCGCGGGGATTCGTGATACAGTGTGTCCGCGCTCGGGGGTTCCGCTTTCCTGACGCGCAGGCGCACATCTTCATCGCCACCGACAGCGGCTGACCGTTGCTGCGGCCCGACGGGACGCCCCGTCGGATTGGAGGTGAAGCGATGTGAAGAAGGAAGACGAACGTGTTCCGGAAGGCTATGAGGTCGTGTACTCGGCCTTCATTACCCTCCGGAACGGCAAGCGGCTCTATGCGTCGGCTTACGGACGGAAAGCGTGGCGGCTGGTCGTCCGGAAGAAGACGTAAGGGCTAGCGGTTGCAAACCCCTGAGCGCACCTGAACTGTAACACAAACCACGGAACCTGCCCGGCGAGAGCGACGGCCTGTCACGCCCCGAAACCGTAACAGCGTGCCTCAGATTAGGCAAGTATATTATTACCCAAGTTTCGGTAAGGCGTCGAGCGCCTTTTCAACATCTGGTGTCAACGCCGCCTTGGCGGCGATGAGGTCCTCGATTTTGCCCCCATGATACGCGATTTGGTCCTGGATCTGCTCGCGGAGCGAGCGCGGTTTGTAGGATCCGATCCCGCCTGTGGCCTTCGCCATCTCTTGCGCGGGTCCGTGGGCGCCAATATTGAAATTCACTTCAGCCTCCTATGTCTGATAACGGATCTTATGTTAAGTCTGATGTTCTTCCTTGTGGACTGACGCGAACGCCTGCAAACGGATTCTCATCAGAATACCGTTGCAGATAGGGTTGAGCCCGTAGCGCTTTCACGCCGAGGATTCGCGCATCCTCTGCCGTCTCCGCTTCGATCACAACCACATCGCACCCATATTCCAGCGGCCCCGTGCCATCGTCAAGCCCGATATCAATCTTGGTGCCGTATTCAGGCCCAACAACAAGCCACCGGCGCATTGGTTTCATGGCTCGCGCGCCGTTCGTTTAAAACGTCCAGGCCCATTTCACGAATTTGACGAGCGCGAACACGCTCCCCGCCGGCACCAGCAGATAGACCAGGAACCCCGTAAGGGCGGGACGCACATCGATGGTTTCCAGCCACGTCCAGATGCGGTTGACCACACTCAGGCGGGGTCGTGCCCAGGTGAGCCACCAGCCGACGAGAAAGAGCATCCAGACGAGATGCACCGCAGGATTTGTGTCAGCCATGCGCTTGACAGTAGCATGCCAACCGCATACGATGCAAGTCATGAGCAAGAATCCAAACGCGGTCGCTCTTGGGCGCTTGGGCGGCAAAGCCAAAAGCCCAAGAAAAACCGTGGCAAATCGGCGCAATGCCGCGGTGTCCGCGTGGCTCAGGAAACAACAAAAACAGGCCGAAGAAGAACTTGGATATCGTCAATCTCGCGTCGTGAATGGTCGCTATCAATGAGAACGGGACCTTGGTGAAGGCCGCCTGTGAGGTGTGTGGCAGTGTGGCCACAGAAGCACATCACGATGACTACGCAAAACCCTTAGCAGTTCGTTGGCTTTGCCAAACACACCATCGCGCCTGTCATAGAAATGTCACAATTTAATTGTAGACAGATGCCAAGCGCTTGGCATATACTTCTGGTTATGGAGGCTTCGCACATGACACAAGCTGACCGGCTGGCGATTCACCTCGAATATGAGGCCGAACTTGCGCGCATGCTCGTGCTGGCGAATACGTGCGCCGTGACGACAGCGAGGCTTGTGGCGACGATGAAAGGCACGAAGTCATGAGTCATCACCAACGGCTGGCCGTCTACGACGCTCTCAACGCGTGCGTGCGCTATCTCAGCGAGACACGCAGCCGGGGCCGCTTTGAACTCTTTCTCGCGGTCAAGGCGCTGAACGAAGTCGTCAATCCCGTGCCGCTGTCTGAGGCGTGCCGGATCATGCGAGACGCGACCTTGGCCATCGGGAGGATGCGATGAGCGACACTCACAATCTCAACCTTGTTCGTCGGCTCGACCGCGAAGACGAACCACGCGAAGAACGTGTCGATTTAAGCGGCTTGGAGATGTCGATCGATCGCGCGTGCGAGCTGATCGACCAGTTGCGCGCTGAGAAGGCCGACCTGCTGACGGCGTTGCGCGATCTGGTGGACGCCATCCCTCAAGAGACGTTAGCCGCCGATCCGCCGCTCGGCGTGTGGTGGGGACAAGCGCACGCCGCGATCGCGAAAGCGGAGGGCCGATAAATGGGATACGACGATTACAAGACCCGCTCCGGCGATGACGAGCAGGACGCGCTGAACTTCGGCCACGTCCGCGCAAACTCGATCTGTCGTGAATGTGGACTCGCGTTCTTCAAAGGCCGCGAGGATGTCGGGGACTTGTGCGATGCGTGTTCCGCCCTTCGCGATGCGCTGGCCGAATGGGACCGCACGCACGGCCCGAAAGACGCCCGACGATGAGTTTGCCGTTTCTATTCAGCGCCAAGGACCCGTTACTGATTCGGCCGCTCCAGCCCCACGGGTTTTCGCTCGAAACGCTGGGCGGGGTCGTGTTGTTCACATCTGGCGTGGATTATTCCAGCGCGAGGTTCACGATGCTGCCGGGACCAGCAGGGGATCAGGCCGTGCTCGAAATCGAGATGAATTGGCTGGAACACCACATCGACACACTCCAAAAGGACCTACTTTGAGCCCGTTCTATCAGGCGCCGGAACCGCGTGCCGTGCTCGCCGTGCTGTTGAACGACAACCACGACGACACTGCGCCGCCCCTCGATGCCAAGACGCTCATCGAACTGATCGCGCAACGCGTCGTCGAGTTGCTTCGCACGCACGGCCCGAAGGATACACGGCGATGATCCGGAAGTACATCCTCAATGGCCGCACGGCGATCGTGGAGCCGGATCTCCTGACGTGGGCACGGTGGTTTGAAAACGCTGATCGACGTGTCGGCGAAAATTGGCTCACCAACGACGTGCGTGTGTCCACGGTGTTTATTGGACTCGATCACCGTTTCGACCAAAGCGGCGGTGATCCGTTGCTCTTTGAAACCATGGTCTTCGGCGGTCCACACGATCAAGAGTGCGAGCGCTATTCAACCTGGGATGAGGCCGAAGTCGGTCACCGCGCGATGGTCGAAAAGGTTCAAATATGAAAATCATTGTCATTGTCTCGCTGCTCCTCGTGGCCGCTCCCGTTCGCGCGCAGTCGCTGGACGCGTTGGTGCAAATACAGCAGACACCCGGATCGGGCGGTGCGCCGCTAGTCCGAGTGGTGACTGACGAGTCGCCAATGGCGGTGCAAATCCGTCACGCGTCACCACTCTTTCCCTCGCTCGCGCTCTTAGCCGGCTCCGGAGCGGACCTTGCGACGACATTAGTGGCGCTCCACACGGTGCCCGGTGCCACGGAAGGCAACCCGATTCTCTCACATGGCGGCGATACAGGATTGGTCGCCGTGAAGCTCGGCACGACCGCGGCGCTCGTGTTCGCCGTCCACCAGTTGATGCCGCAGCATCCCGTGCTGGCGCGGTGTATCGGCTACGGCGGCGGAATGGCGTTAATGGGTGTCGCCGCCAGAAACGCGACACTCCGATGAGCGCGTTCACGCCGGGGCCGTGGATCCTGCAGCCCGATCTGCAAATCGCCGCCGGAAACTTCCGCATCTGGCTGACCATCGGCCATTCGCCTGGAGAACGCCAAGAGATCTGGGATGCCAATGCGCGCCTGATCGCGGCGGCGCCGGAGCTGCTCGAGGCGCTGAAGGACACGCTCGCGGAATTGTCGCCGCTCATGCAGGCGTATCGGCCTGAGCACTATGACACGATTTGCGGCAAGGCTCGCGCTGCCATCGAGAAAGCCGAACTCCCGCCAGCGCCGGTCTGGGATGGCGGAGATCGCCGCTCGGGCAATGGCGTCGAACATGCCGCCCGCGATGAACGGCGGGGACCGGAGGGGACGCGATGACGCTCAGTGACGCGGTATGGATCGGGATCATCGCCGTGGCGACCGCGGTGGGCTTGTACGCGAGCACCCGCGGGTACCGCACGCGCGATAGCCATCTAGACGAAACGATCAACAAGGATCAGCACGAGGCGGAACGCCAGCGTCTCCTGAAAGCCATTAATCACGAGTTTCGAGGCCCGAAAGGCTTCACCAAAAGGCACTGAGCATGACGCAGTCTGAATCCATCGCCAAGATCGCCATGGCCCTGGCGAAAGCGCAGGGCACGATCGAGAACGCCGAGAAAGATTCGCGCAATCCACATTACAGCTCGCGCTATAGCAGCCTGACCGCCGTCATGGACGCGTGTCGCGCCGCGCTCGCGTCCAACGAGATTGCGTTCATCCAATCTCCCTCCACGGACGGCGTGCTTGTGCGCCTGACCACCAAACTAGCCCACAGCAGCGGAGAGTGGATCGAGAGCGATGTGTTGCAGGTGCAGGCGAAGGATCCGGGCCCGCAAGCGGTGGGGAGCTGCATTACCTATCTCAAGCGTTTTCAGTTGACATCCATGGTGGGCGTGGCTCCTGACACCGACGATGACGGGGAAGCCGCCGAAGGCCGCGGGAACGGCAAGACCCAGAAACCGGTGCTGGTGCCCCAAATGCCGCCGGGGTATAGCGACTGGTTGACCGGCTTCACCACAGCGGCCGAAAGCGGGTTAGAGTCGATGCGAGCGTTTTGGCGGGAATCGCCCCAGACGATGCGCGATTTCCTGATGCAGACCGCGCCGAAGACCGTGGACACGCTGAAAGAGCGGGCGACGTTCGTCGATACGACAAAAACACCGGTCAGTCCCGAGCTCGCCCACGAGGAAGCCGTCGCCAAGATGCGGCCGAAGGCCAGCCGTGCGTGAGTTCACCGTCTGTGAAGCGCCTCAGCGGTCCGAGGCGTGGTTTCAGGCCAGACTCGGTCGGGCGACCTCGAGCCGGGCCGCGGACATGCTCGCGACGCTCAAAAGCGGCGGGGAAGCGGCCGGCCGACGGAATTATCGGGTCCAACTCGTGCTCGAGCGGCTGACAGGCCGCAGTCAGGAGCGGGACTACCAGTCGCCGGCGATGTTGCAGGGCATCGAGCGGGAAGCTGAAGCCCTCGCCCAATACGAAGCCGTGACAGGCGAGCTGGTGGAGCGGATCGGGTTTGTCGCCCATGCCACGTTGATGGCGGGCGGCTCCCCCGATGGCGTGGTGGGCGACGGATTGGTGGAGGCTAAGTGTCCGCTGCCGGCGACGCATCTGGATACGCTGAAAACCGGGATCGTGCCGGGCGACTATCTGAAACAGATCCAGCATTTACTGTGGGTCATGGGCGCGCCGTGGTGTGATTGGCTCTCCTACAACCCGGACTTTCCCGCCTCACTGCGCGTAAAACTGGTGCGCGTCACGATGTCTCAGGCGGAACGGGATAGCCATGAACTACTCGTGCGGCAATTCTTGCGAGAAGTTCAGGACGAGCTAGACAGCGTGCGGCAATTGCAAGGAGAGCGTGATGTCTGCCTTGTGTGAGTGCGGCTGCGGCCAACCGCTCCGGTCGCAATGGCGAAGTCGCACGCGACGCCAGGACGGGCCGCAGCGCTTCATCTGGGGCCACAACGCGGCGATTCAGGTTGGCACTCCAGAAGAACGATTCATGACGCATGTGGACAAACGCGGCCCCGATGAGTGCTGGCCGTGGCGCGGCACGATCACGAATTTTGGGTATGGCCGATTCAGTGACGGGAAGGCTGGTCGGAGTTTGGCCGCGCATCGCCTCGCGTGGATTTTCGCGTATGGACCGATTCCGACCGGTAAAGGTTTTCATGGCACGTGCGTGTGCCATCGCTGCGATGTTCGCCACTGCGTCAATCCGTCGCATTTGTTCTTGGGAACGGCCGGCGACAATGCCCATGACATGGTGAGCAAGCGGCGTCATCAATACGGCGAACGCCACGCCCGCGCGAAGCTCACATGGGGAGACATCGGCGCGATTCGCCAGTCGTCGGAGCGGCCGGCTGTGCTGGCGGCGCTCTATGGCGTCAAGGCTTGCACGATCTCCAATATTCGAGCCGGTCGGATTTGGAAGGCTGCTTAATGATCGATGCGGAACTTTCAACGGTTCTGGACCTTGAGAAAAGAGCGGAGCCCGTCTATGCCTGAATTCACGAAGGATCCCAACGAACGCGGCGTGTTGTGGACACGCACCGGCCAACGAGGCACGTATTTCACGGGCCAGATCGACGGGCAACCGTGTGTCGTGTTTCGCAACCAGAAGAAAGCGGAAGGCAGCAAGGCGCCTGATTGGATCGTACTGAAACCGAAGCCGAAGGATCCGCCGCCTCCTGGGACACACATCAGAGATGAAGCCGTCGGCACCAACGAACCGATTTGGGGTGACGAACATCGGGCGATGCTGCCAGACGAAGAGCCACCCTTTTGACCTCCAGGGCGACCGGAGCACGACACTTCCGTCGTGAGCCCGAGAAGCGCTGTGCTCCCGAGGCGTGGACCGCGCGAGAATCGTGGGAGCCTGAATGACTGAGCGGGAACAGATGCTTCAGTGTCTCTTGTGCGATTGCCATGTCGTGCTGAGCAATATGGCGCGAGAGAACCGTCCGCGCTCGCTCTGGCAAGTCTTCACCACGCCGCGCTGGCCGATCAGTCACGAGCCGCTACGGGCCGATGCGCGTCACTTGCTGCCACGCATCGAAGCGGAAATCTTCCCGTCGAAACGAGTCAAACCGTGACCCGATTCAGCGAGCTCCCGACTCTGGGGGACCAAGTCGGCCGTCCGCAGCCGAAGGACAAGGCGCGTGTTGTGGATCGCGACGCGCAGCGGAAAGCCGACAGTCAGCGGGAAGTGAAGTTCAGAAATCACGTGTGGCGCGATTCCAAGTACGTGTGCGCGTTCTGCGGGCGGCGCGTGAAACGGACGATTGAGCTCACGGCGGATGCCGGCCATGTCGATCACATTAAACCGCGGTCGACCAGTCCGGCGCTGAAGTTCGATCCCAAAAACGGTCGCGTGCTCTGTGCGAATTGTCACCAGAAACGGCACGGGAGTGGACGATGAAGAAGAAGACCGCTGTGGTGATCGCGCATTTCGTGACGCTCTTCAGTCCCGGTACGTTTGTGGCCGAAGCGACCACCCGCCCGATCGCATCGTGGGACATAGAAGAGGCGAAACGCATCGCCCGCGGCATCAAAGAACGCCACGCCGCAACGCCGTATGGTTTCCAATTCACGACGCGCAGCCGCGAGGAACGCGACCTCGATTCGCGCGTGACGGCCACGAGCCCGCTCTACTACCTCGGGGGCACCATCGAGACGCTCGACGACGTGAAGGCCAGAGCCACCGAGAAAGAACGGATTCTGGTGTCCAACATGGAAGGCAACGGCTGGGATCGCATCATCACGAATACGAATTCCTGGAAATGGACGCAGCCACTCCATCCGACGGATGTGGTACTGGAATGGCCGTAACTGTGAGCGGTGAGCGGTCAGGAGGCGAGACGTGATGACCACGAGTGAGATCTTGCGACAAGCGGCGGTGGAAGTGCGGAAAGGCTGGTGTCGGTATGTCCTCGAAGATGACGACCGCAATGTCTGTGCGAATGGCGCCCTCGCGCGTATCTGTTTTGGCTGCGCGACGGAGGCCTTGAACGTGAAGCATCGGAACTATATCCACTTCCGGGCCGCCCAAGGCGTGATCGGCGAGGTGTTGGGGTTGGGGGATGCTCCCGCCTTTGCGATTCCGGTCTGGAACAACGCCACCAGACAAACGCAAGAGAACGTCGCCACCACACTCGAATACGCCGCCATGCTTTGGGATCAGCAGCAGGCGGCGGTCCTCGCGGAGACGCCAGAAGGCGAGCCGGCGTGACCGATGCTGACGATGCCAACTGGGGCCGATCAAGGCACACGGCCGCCGCGGCTGAGGGAAAACCGATTGTGACCGTGAGCGCATGGTCCTTCTATTTCGCGCAGGTCGCGAACATTTACCTTGAGGCCGGCTATCGACTCGCGCACCTGACGCATCACATGGACGGCGACCGTTCATATACGCAGGGCATCGTCTACGACGCGGTGTTTGAGAAACGAGACATTGACGACGGCAAGCGCGTGAAACAATCGGAACCGCCGGACCCGGAGCCGCGCCAGGTGACGTGCCCGAAACCTACGGCCGGCTGAACGTATGAGTTTCGAGGACGGTATCTTCCGCGTGGATCGTATGCGGATTTGGAACCATGTACCAGGCTCGCTTATCGCGCGCTCAGAAATGCGCGCGCCAGACGGGAAGATGTTTGTGGTTCAGGTCATGGCTATCGAAGAGCATCCCTTACCGAAGGCGAATCGGCGGCGGAAGCGCCACGTGACCACGATCAACGGCATTCGCCCAAAAGCTACTGCCGATTGAGATCAGGCATCACCACATAAAGGGGCTTGCCGTTTGGAGAAATGCGCGTATATTCCGTCCTTCCCCTGCAGCCCGTGAATCGACGAATTCCCGCCGCGCGAGGCTGAAGGGAAGGCAGGTGTCTCATGGGTCTTCGAGCGAAATCGGTGCTCCAACAGCAGGAAGAGATCGCGACGCAGCAGGCGGGTCGAGCGTTGACGCTTGCGCCGGGCACGACGTGGGCGGCGCCCTACACGCAAGCGATCCGGGGCCGCGTGGACGGGGAGAAAGTGCGGATCATTCAAATCGGGGACATGCCGGGCTTCTCGCCGGTGTTCCTGTGCGTGGGGAATGACAAAGTCCCGACGCCGGTCCGATTGCGAGACGTGGAGATCACGGACGGCGCGTTTTTGCCGGATCAGAACGAAGGCTAACCTCGGGCGGTGAACGCCAGCCGGGAAGCTGAAGTGGCGTGACGGCCGCCAGAGTGCGGCACCTTGGAGCCCATGATGACTGATGCCTATCTCACTGACGATGACATCGCGGTCCTGCTCGAAGCCCTCGAAGCGTGGGAATCGAAGGATTTCGGCAGTCAAATCATGGCGAGTCTCCTGGGCCGGATGATATCGCGCGACGATCCCGCTAGCCGGGCGGCGATCGAGGCGGCCGAAACCCGCGAGGAGCAGAAATACAAACACGAGCAACAGGTGCGCAAGGAGCGAAGCGTGCGGCTCCGCGCGAAACTCTTAGACCTGCGGAGCACGCGCGCCATTGACTCGGTGATCCGCCACATCTGATCGAACAGTCGAGGGCCGGTTCCCGAGCGAACCGGCTTTTTTTGGCGTTGGTGGAAAGTGTGCACTATTGCACAGTCTGCTCCGTGGCGACGCAAGCTAACCACCGAGTGACGAAGCCGACACGAAAGTACTAGCTGAGGTGTACCTGTGGGCCACAGCCCAGCCGTAATGGTAGGGTTGAGGTTGACGGCGAGTGTCAGGTTGCGTACAGTCTTCCCGGCCCAAATGTTGTAGCATCGATCTCGAGCGAGGTGACGGCTGGCCGGCCGTTGCTTTACGTCGCCGTGCTCTGAACACGGGGACCCCTCGCTCACTTCTTCACCTTTCAGAGAGGTGCCCCACATGCGAACGGCGCGGATTCGTCTTCTCCATCCCACCTTTTTTACTAACGAAGATCTCCTCGCGTTGCCGGCGCTCACGCGGCTCTTATTTGCGGGGCTCTGGACGCTGGCCGATCGCGAAGGCCGGCTCGAGGATCGCCCGCTTGCGATCAAGCTCCAGTTGTTCCCCACCGAAGAGCTAGATGTGGATGCGGCGCTCACCGCGTTAGAACAATCAAAGCTAATCACTCGATATCAAGTCAAAAACAAGTCGTATATTCACGTAATCACCTTCAAATCACATCAGCATCCCCACCCACGCGAAGCCGCAAGTGTTTTACCAGCACCAATTTACGCGCGTGGCCAAGGTCGATCCAAGGTTAGGCCTAGGACAGACCTAGGACAGGCCAAGGACATGGCGAGCCGGGCGGGATCTTCGGGATCTTCGGGATCTTCGGATCTCTCGGATCGCAAGGAAGGCGAGTCGGCTGCGCCGGCTCCGGTGGTCACGCGTCCGCACGTGGCCGCCGATGTGCGCGCGTGGCCGACGATTCGATCTGGCGTCGATGATGCGGAGGCCGAGCGTGCTGGCAATCTCGTGCGCTTGTATCAGGCGCTCTACACGAAATTCCGGCATGGCGCGCGCTATCGGCAACGGGAGCATCTCGATTGGCACGATGCCTGTTCACTCGTGGCACTCTGGGACGATGCGACGCTCGCGAAACTGGCCGAAATCATTCTGACGACTGACGACGTCTGGATTGCGAAGACCGACCGGAGTTTTAAGATCTTTGCGCTAAAATGTTCCTGGGCCGATGATCGCTTGAAAGCGTGGGAGGTGGCACATGGATTCGCAGTCGGATGACCTGACGCGGGCCGTGGAACAATTGGCGGCGGCCGACACCGCCGAGGCGTTACGGGAGGCGCATCGTCACGTGCGACGACAACTCCGCGCCGCACGGGCAGCCGAGCAACTCGGGCCCCTCGCGCAGACGTATCGAGCGGCGATGCGGTTATGGGATGCGCAGAAAGCGGAGGGGATCTCGCTCGAGGAACGGCAACGGGGCCTCGAGCAGAGTTTACGGGCGGCCTGGCCGCAGACACGGGAATGGCACTACCTCTGTTCTGCGTGTGATGACTACGGGCTCGTGATGGCGCAGTGTCCTGGTGGTGAGGCGAGAACCTGCGGGCGACCGCGCGTCCATACGGCGGACAACAGCACCTGGCCGTGTTCGCGTCCCCACACCTACGGCTGGCCGTGCTCGTGTCCAGCCGGTGCGCGATTTCGAAGTCAGCCAAAACCTGAGCCGACGGATTTCCATGCGGCTGGGAAATCGAAACCAACGCGGATCGGCCGGTGAGACGCCGCGGTCGTACCGACGGCCCCCAGCAGGCGATCATGACCGCCCTCCGCCGGTGTGGGGCCGTGGTGATTGACTTATCCTCCATCGGCCGGGGGGTGCCCGACCTCTTGGTCTACGGCGACACGGGGTTCGTCTTGATGGAGATCAAGTCCGCGCGGGGGCGCTTGACCGCGGATCAGGAGTTTTTCCATGCCCGGGTACCGGTGACGGTGGTCCATACGGTCCAGGAGGCACTGACGGCCGTCGGCGTGAACGCGGGATGCTGATGCGTGGCGATGCGCGCCAGTTGCCGCTCGCGGATGGCTGCGCCCAGTGCGTCGTCACGTCGCCGCCATACTGGGGCCTCCGCGATTACGGACACGCTGGGCAGATTGGACTCGAGCCGACGCCCGAGGCGTACGTGGCGAGCCTACTGACGGTGTTCGCGGAGGTATGGCGGGTGCTCCGCGACGATGGAACGGTCTGGTTGAACTTGGGGGACAGCTACAACAACCGTAACGCGACGCAAAAGAGTAGTCATCAGACTAGCCTTGGGTTCGACTCGCCTGATCTACAAAAGTCGTGGGTCGAGTTGAAAGCTGAAGGGCGCACGCGGATGTCGATCGTTGACGGTCAGATGAAAGAGAAGGATCTCGTGGGGATCCCCTGGCGCGTGGCCTTCGCCCTCCAGGCGGCCGGCTGGTACCTCCGTTCCGACATCATTTGGTCAAAGCCCAATCCCATGCCGGAGTCGGTGACCGACCGCCCGACGAAGGCGCATGAGTACCTATTCCTGCTGAGCAAGCGCGAGCGGTACTACTACGACGCAGCCGCGATCAGGGAATCTGTGACCGGTAACGCACATGCTCGCGGCGATGGCGTCAATCCGAAAGCGCGTGTTACGGGGCGCGGTCTTGGGAAGGAAGCCGATCGGCAGCCGGTTGGAAAGCAGCCGCAACGGTCGAATAGTCATGGTTTTCCACGCAGCCGGCAGAATGAGAGC